ATTAAAATTCGTTCGCTTAACATTATTTGTTTTAAAACTTCGTTCCAATTTTCAGATACCCAACCTGTATTTACTTTAATACTTTTTTTACCGTTAGCGTTAAATACTTTTCTTTGTCCTTCTAAAATGTTGTAGTTAAAACTATCAGTTTGTAATAAATTGTATTCCGTGTTTTCAACGCTTAACGTGTCGTTACTTGCTTTAAAAAAGAACTCACGTTGCCACGCTCCGTATTTATTTACAAAGTCAATTATAACAGGTGTATATTTACATTCTTCAAGTGGGTAAAAATACCAAGTCGCCTGAACTGCTGAAGCCCCGTTTAAAATTTCTACTTTGTTTCCTTCGTTTACGTTTGCGGTTCGAACTCTTGGAATGTCAAATGTTGAACTTGCTACCGCTAAACTTGTAACTACTGCTGTGCTTAAATTTGTGTAACGTGCCGTAAAACTTGCGCCTGTTGTTACTCGTATTTTTCCTGCGTCTGAAGTCGAATTGTAATAATAATTTCCTGCATCTAAACCGTAGTTTCCTAAATCAAAGTTATAACCGCTTTCGTAATATGTACTTCCGTCAAATGCTATGTAATCAGTTGTGTCTAAAAGCGTATAAGTTGAAACTACTAATTTATATCGTTTTACCCTTACGTTTACACGTTCTGTTGTCGGGTTTGTTACCGCAGCATTTCCACCTGCTGAACAACTTGCAAAACGTATGTATTCTCTTATGTATGGACTAATGTCGTAAAGTGTTTCAACGTTGTTTGAAGCTGGTATTAATTTACTTAAAGTGTATTGCGGACTTGCTGAAAAAGTTGTTGCGCTTAAAAACAATTCTATTTTAGAACCGTTTTGTCCTGTTTCTGCAATCCTAATCAAATACGGTGAACGTGCAAATATATTAGCCATTATTTCTTTTCGTTTTTAAATTGTGTGTCTTTAAATAAATTCATTGCGTCAAGTCCAAACTTTTCTACAAGTTCTTCAGGCAATCTTTTAAATGCGGCTTCAAATGGTTTAGTAAAAAACAAGCTCGGTTTTATACCTTGTGCAAATATTCTTTTCTGTAACCAAAAACCCAAAGTCTTATAACCACCCTTTGCAAATGTTCCGTCTGCATTTCTAAATCTTATATTCTTTTTTTGCGCCCATCTACTCAAAGGTTCAACAGGTGGCATTTTACTTTTAAAACTAAACGGACTATTCGGAGCTTTTTGTCTTCCGTTTTTTACTAAACTTGGGTTTGCGCCTTTAACTCCTTTGTCCTGAAACTGCCCGTATTGGTTCATTTCAAAGTCCATACTAAAACTATTCGGCATTGCCTTAACGTTTCCTTTTAAACTTTGATAAAGTCCTTTAGAAACGTTTTTTTTATCACGTGTTAAATTCTTTCGTGCTTCTGCTATAACGTAATTTCTAAACCTTTCAAGTTCTTTTTGTACTTCGCTTTGTTTCATCTTAACAAATTGTCATTTCGTTTGGTGTTACTACGTCAAAAGTCATCGTCCAACCTGCCATATAATTTTCAAACCTTTCAGTAAATGGTTCTAAATTTGCAGTTCCTTCAACCATATACAAGTCGTATGCTAAACTTCCGTGTTTTATTATTTCATACGCTCTGTTTAATACTGCGTGTTGTGTATTCAGTACGTCAATTTCGTTGTCGTTACCTAAAAAAATATTTGTTGTTGCGCTCTTTGACAAATCAACTATGTCCATAGCTATTAAACTAATATTCCAAGTTACTGTGCGTTCGTCTAACGTGCAGTTGTTTACCATTATATGAACTAAAGGAAATATTGTTTGTTTACTTAAATCTACTTTAAAAATGTCTCCTTGTGTTACCGTGTTTACAATAACGTCTGCGTCAAAGTGTGTTTTAAGTTTGTCTAATAATTCAAAGTAACCTGTCATTTTTTATACATTTTATTTAATTGGCGTTGTTCAATTTCTTGCTTTTGCTTTTCGAAGGTAAGATAGGTGAGACATTGAGTAAGTCTATATCCGGTGACTGTGTCAAATCTTGTAACGTCTCCTTGAGCGAGTGCGTAAATTGATTGATACCAACCCCATTGTTTTCCAAATTGAGCTTGTTCGCTAAACTCGTTTGCGTCTTCCTGTTCGTCTTTATCTGCCGTTCCAAATAAGTAAGCGTAGCTGTCAATAATTCGCTTCCTAAATTCCAAAAAAAAATACTTGAACTTATTGCTATGTCAACAGGCGTAAACTTCATTAAATCGTGCATTTCTGCCATTGGTGTATAGTCAATTATTTCGTACTTGTCTTTGAACTTCATCTTTATAGGCCTGTACATAACAGCCATTGCCTTGTGGTAGTTTTCCCACTTTAACAAATTGTTTTCAAGGTCTACATATTCGCCAAAACTTATGTTTTCAAGGTTAGTAATAAACCCAAACTCTTGACTTCCGATTTTAAATGTAGGTTGAAATTTTGGCTTTTGTTCAAACAGGTTTTTAAAGTGTACTATTAATTCGTTTAAACTTGTTAACTTCATTTTTACAATATCCTTTAGTTCTATTCCGCAGAATATTTGAACCATTTTTTGTGCAATAAATTCTTCGTCGTTGCTTCCTTCCTGAACCTTTAAAAATTCTTGGTAGCTTTTTAATGAAATTTCGTTTAAAGTTGTTGGTACGTTTATTTCTAACTTCATATCTTAATAATTAATTATTCGTGTTTTTGTTGTGTTCGTTTTTTTGTATGTATTCGTAAGCTTGTTTTAGCATATTAATATCTCGGATGTCACGTAAATATATACGAACCTTTACATCTTTTTTTTGGTAGATGTAAATTTGTACGCATTGCATCATTACTTCTAAATCGTTCATCTTATAAAATATAAACCTTTTGTTGGATTGTCTAATTGATATGCTACTGCGTACCTTAAAGCATCTATTGCGTGGTTGTGTTTGTCAATCGGTGTTTTTGACTTCTTCTCAAGCCAAGAATAGTTGTTTAGTTCTTTGATTAAATCTATACTGTCTTCTGTAATTACAAGGTCGTAATCCTGTAGTAAACTTATTCCGTAAATAACAGAGTCTGCTCCTTTAATTGTCGGCACAACATTATTTCCAAGTGCGTTTAGTTCGCTTATTAATCGTGGTTCTGAATTATCACCTACTATTAAATCTTTACTTGCAAAGTCTGAATTTAACCTTGCTATTTGACTTGTTGTTAGCGCCTGTTTATAGTACAGTAACTTAACGTAAATGATTTTGTTTGTTTTGTCTATGTTTGTTTTGACTAACGTTGTAGGGTCTGCACTAAATCCGTAGTCTTGACCGTACACACTTACTCCAACTTCTTTAAAGTCTCCTATCTTCCAATTGGTAAATATAACTCCTTCTGCTTTGTCTAACCAACCACCAAGTATTGTGTGTTTGTACTTTTCAGGTCTTCGTTCTTTTATGTATTCAACTTGTTTTAAAAAAGACTCGGATAGGTTTTCGATGTTATCCAAGTACGTTGTGTGTATGTAAGTGGTATCGTTTTTTATTAGTGTTGTTCCTTGTTCTATTCCCCTACTTTCAAAGAACTTGTCGTATATGAAATGTTCTTTTGTCGTAGGATTTAGAATAAGAATAACTCTGTTTTGTTTTGTCTTGTGCCTTATGGATAAATCTATTTTGTCGAACGTGTCTTCGTCTGTAAGTTCTTCCGCTTCATCAAGCACCCACGTAGTAACTCCTTGTAAAGATTTTAAGTTTGCAGTCTGTGTTCCAGAACTTGTCTTTATTCCTTTGAATATTATTTTACTTCCTGTTTGTAAGTTTATTATTTCGTCTTTTGTTACGATAAATTGGTCTTCCATTTTCATCAACTCAATCTTTTCTATAAATTCTGGAATGATTGAAATAGATGCTGAAACTAAAGTGTAACGTGTAAACAAAACAACGTGTCCGCTTTCCTTTGTAAGTAATAACAGGAACGTTGTAACGCTGTAAGACTTGGACGAACCACGACCACCTGTTACAATAAAGTAACGTGAAGGACTTCCTAAATAATTAAACTTCGGGTTTATAACTATCAATTCGGAATAGGTCTTTTACATCAAAGTCTGAAACACTTAAATTAGTATCTGTAGTTTGTTTAGGCGCTCCATAACAACTATCCATAAGTGCTTTGTATGCGTTTACGTCTCCTTTATTTGCCTTTAATAACATAGCTAAAGTAATTGCTTGTTCTTGCGTTAAAGTTTCTTGTTCGCCTGTTAAAACGTTCTTTTGACTTGACGCAAATTCTAATAACTCTTTTACAATGGTGCTTCTGTTTTTACTTCCTGTAGGTCTTCCGTTTGGATTTCTTACTTCGCCTTTTGTTGCAGGTTTTAAATTTTCATCGTTAGCCATTTCTTCTTATTTTTCTCTTATTACTTTGTTAATTTCATTCTGCGTTTTCCTTCTTAAATTTCTTAAAGGTTGTGTAATTTCTAAATGTTTAATATTGGTTACTATCCATTCTTTGTTTGCTCCTTTTTTATTTAAGTATTCTATTGCTTCAGTCAACCGCATTTTCTTCAGTCGTTACTTCTTCTGTTTGTTCTGGACTGTATTCATTGTAAATTACTCTTAACTTACTTACTAAATCACGTAAACAACTTGAACAGGTGCTAAACGTTAATTTTTGGTTTAATACTCTGTTGTTAATTGCTATTAGACTTGTTTGTTCATCGCTTGTTAAGGTGTTCGTGTTTTGCTTAAAATAAGCGTCTAACGTGTTAAACTCGTCTTCAGTTAAACACAATGGTTTTGCATACGGAAATAGTTTGTTTAACTTTTCTTTACGTTCATCGCATCCGCAGTCTTCACCTGCAATAAATTTAACTAACTTGTCTATTCCTGTTGCCTCTGTAATCTTTGCGATTGTATCGCCTAATCCTTTACTTTTCATTTTTTCTTTTTTATTAGTTCGTAATCTTTATTTATAAAATCTTGGTAGTCTTCACCTACGTTATTTTTAATTCGTTTTTTACAAGTCTTAACCGTGTTAAATATACTTGTTACACTTATGTTTGTTTCTGCACTTATTTGTCTTAAACTTTTATTCGTGTTTTTGTACAGTTCAAATAATTGTTTGTCGTACCAGTGCCAACTATCGCACTCTAAATCTACGTTATTCAGCAAGTCGTTGTAAGCTTCGTTTTCTTCGGTGTTGTTTTCTTCTGCTAAATTATATACATCGTCTAAAGGTATAAATTTAATTTTGTTGTTTTTGTTCACGTGCTGAAGAAAAGTATTTTTTAAAGCCAACCACATATACCCCTTACTTATGTTTCCGTCTTTAAATAGTTTTTCTTCGCTGCTCCACTTAAATAACATAATGTAAGTCTCTTGAACTATGTCTTCCGCAAAAAAATACTCGCCAAATGTGTTTACCATTTTAACCCATTCTTTGTGATGTTTCGCAACTTTAGTTAGCCATTCCAATTATTTATGTTTAGAATTTAAACAAATGTATGATTAATTTTTCAACAATAAACAAACGAATTTATCAACAATTAGTTGTGTACAACAAAAAAAGCGCAAACAATTAAGTCTGCGCCTACGTTTTTAATCTGAAAATTTATTTATTTACGAAGTAATCTATTTTTTTAAGCGTTGAAAGTGAAACGTCCTTGCCCTGAAGAAAATTTGTAAGCTGGAAAAAATGAAACTTGTTTCCTTTGTCCTGTATTTCTTTTACGATGCTGTTTCGTTTTTTAAAAGCTAAAATCTTTTTTAATTCCTTGCGTAACTGTTCGTCTTGTATGTACATATCAAAACGGTAAATCGTCGTTTACATCCAATGTTTGAATTTGTGGCTCATTTTTATTTATTTGTGGCTCACCTTTTACAAATGGTTCACTAAATGAAGCCGACATAAACTTAACTCCTTTTGCTGAAGTCTTCATCCATAACGCTATTTCCATATCCTTGCCGTTTACGTTTACTTTTCCTTTGTAGTCTGGGTGGTTTTCCGCTTTTTTGTTGTCGTTCTTAAAAATTGCACCTGTGTTGTTTCTTGTTTCCATTTTTATTTATTTATTTAGTTTATATTCGTGTTTTAGTCGCTCCAAGTAAAGAACAAAGTCCATCGCTTCTTCCTGTGCGTGTGTAAGCCATTCTAACGTGCTTAAATCGGTTCGCTCTAATGTTGTCTTGTATTTCTTTATTCCTGCTTCTGAACGTTCTTTAAATTTAGCCATAACGCTTAAAACGTTTTTGTCTTGTATTTGTATGTCCATAGTTTAAAATTTACCGCGTCCTGTGAATATTTGACATTTTATTACTTCTTTGTTTATGTAACAAATGTAGTTCCAT